TGCGTTTCGATGCTGATCGACATGCGCGCGCGGTAAAGCGGCGGGTCGTTGCTGTAAGTGATGGACTCGACGCGGATGCGGTCGACTGTGTGGCCGGCGATCGTCAGACTCTGCTCATGCAGGGCATTGCGGATCGCCGCGGCAATAGATTTCGTGGTGATGTAAGTCGTGGTGTCCGCCCACACATCAACCTGCATGGTCGACTCGGTGCGGTCCCAACAATCCTCGTCAATCGGATTCTCAAATCCCGGCCAGACCTGCACGTAAGGGTAGGCCTGCGATCCTTCAGAGATTGCGCTGTAGACACGCTGGCCGGCTGCCGTGTTGAGTCCGCGGATGGTCGACACCAACGAGGCTTGTAGCGGGAGGTTGGGGCTACCCATCGGACGCCGCCTCTTTCAAAGATCGCTTCCAACCTTGCCGGACGCGGCTCAATGCGCGCCGCTTTCGGGCTTTGTAGCCGGGCCAGAAAAACGGATTCGGCGGCATGTCTTTTGTGCCTAGTTCCTGCCCGATAGCATAGTCGTACTGCGGGGCGTTGCCTTTCTCGCTGTTGCGCACCGACTTCGTCGTTGTCGGGCCGCCGGCCTTAATCTCAACGCCGACAGTGCCGTCCGTAAGCGGCTCGGTCCTGATGGATGCACGCAGCGTTCCATCCTCGAATGGCGCAAGCGACCGCTGGAGCATGTTGATCTCTCGCCCGGCCAGCATGAGGTCAGCCTGCGCGCGCTGCTTCACCTTGTCAGGTATGCGCGCCAGTTTGCGCTTGAGGCGCTCCATGTTCAGAATTTTCATGGGATGCCCGCCTGTATCAGAAACTCCAGATACCCCCGCGAATCCCGCGCCTCGCGCGGATCCTCACGAATATTGAACACCTCACCCGTGCGCGCATTCACGGCTTTGTCGGTGGGCTTGATGTCGCGTGCCGCAGCGCTGGTGCGAATGCGTAGGATCGCCGGTTGCTGGGCTTGGAGGCGGGCCGCAATGACAGCCTCGCCACCGCGACTGAACGTGATGGACGCAGCGCAAGTCAGGTAGTCGGCCCATGTTTCTGTCTGGCCACCCCATTCGTCGTCAACAAGCGTTGCGCGGCGGATGGTGAATTTTTCGTGGAGGTCGCCGCTACCCACCGGGGGCCTCGATCAGAAAGGCAGGTTCACCAACGCGCTCGACCTTTGCCCAACCATCCTCAGCGCTTTCGCGCGTTTCAACATGGGCGCATGTCGGCTCCTCATCCCGGCTGGGCTTCCGCATCCGAACGGCTTTACCAGCGGCTACCGCAAGCGTGGCGCATGCCGATGGCACATTATATGTGCCCGGCTTGTAGACCATGGTCACCCCATATTTAGGCGACCATTCCCACGGTTCGGTCACTCGTATCCAAGCCATTCCTCAAGCCCCGTCTTCTCATATGCCGTTAGCGCACTAACCGGCGAACAGTTCACAACGCGGATACCCCGGGCGGACAATGCCGAAGCTGCGGCATCAAGATTTGCCACCCAAGCTGCGGCAGTCCAGCGCGTAGGATTGCCGGTGCGCTTGTGCTTGCCGTGCCAATGCACACCATTGTCGACTCGGGCATCGAAGCCAACCAAGGCAATGTCCGTCGCGCCGAACTGAGCAACGAGATTGAGCGCCTGAAATCCAGAGCAGCCACCCGCCCCAATCAGACCGGGTGTATCGAGCTGCATTTCATCGCGACGCGGGCGCCCCCTGTCGCGGATAGCCACCCGCAGAACACCATCAACGTCACTTCGGCTCACACGAAGTCCAGCGAAGCCGGCATGGTCGTTTTCGCGCCACCATGCTTCATCGCTGGCGTAAAGCACGTCCGCGAACGGCGCGAGCCGCCAACTGTTGTTGATGGCGACGCATCGGGCTCGGCCATGCACTAAGTCAATAGGCTGCTCTACCGCGCTCGGGCCGCTGGCGACGATGACGGCGCGCTGACCGTGCCAGTCAGGATACCATGTCGGGGTCATGGGTGCGCCACACGCGATACGGTGCCAGTAGCGCGCGCACGGCGCGCGGCAGCATCGCGCCTTCTTGTTTCTGGTCCGGCTCGCGAACCTCGTAAAGGTCCCCCGTCACGAGCAACACCGCAGCCGTAATGGCCGGCGTCACTTCTATGGCGTCGCCTTCTACCGCGCCACCAGTCGGTACTATTTCCCGGTCAAGATACTCGACGACGATGTTCTCCGCTGCAGCCTGATAGGCCGCGATGGTGTCATCATCGTCGTCATGAAAGACCCTGAGGTGCTTTTTGACGAGGGCGAAATCGACCAACGCCATTACGGCTCATCACCCTGTTCGACATCACCAGCAGGCTCAACCTCCGCGGTGGCGTCGCTCATCGCGACCACAGAGCCTCCAGCGTTCGTCGCCGTCACGCGAACGGAAAGCACCTTGCCCTCGTCGCCCCCATCCGCCTCGTATGAAGCAGAAGTAGCGCCAGGTATCGCAGCGCCGTCAGCAAGCCACTGGTACGCGAACGTCGGACTTCCCTGCCATATTCCCGGCGTTGCCGTCAGAGTTTCCCCGACCTTCGCCACACCGCTCACTGTCGGCGCGTCCACGAGATGCGGACGAGCAACAGGCCATTCGTCCGGGTCGACAACGTCCGCGCCGATGTAGCTAGCCATCCGCCGCTTGTTTGTTTTTGGATTTGCCATGCTTGGCCCTCTTGCGCGGCGCAACTGGCGCCTCAACGTTGATGAGTTCCGCAGCAACCTCGACATATCCAAGCGCCAGCAACGGCTTCGCCTGCCAGTTTGGCATCTCGACAATGTCGCCCTTCGCCAGCCGGCCGTACTCGCCGACCAGCGTTTTCAACGCCCTGATTTTCATGATTGCCTCATGTGAACGGGGCGGCCGAAGCCGCCCCTTCCATGAATTACGAGCCGCTGGCCTCGACGTCGCCCGCGACGAACGCCTCGGGGCGGTAAACCGCCAGCGCAAGACGCTCCTCGATACGGATCGTGAACATGTTCTTCTCGAAGTCGTCGACGTTCTCGCTCGACAGAAGAACTTCCACGTCCATGCGGTCGAAAATCTGCGCAGCAAGGTTGAACGCGCCGGTCAGAAACTCACCAGCCGCCATTGCCTGGGTCTGGACGACCGGGAGGCCCCACAGGGTCGGACCGATCGGCGACTGGGCGTTGCCGACGATGTAGTTGCCGCCGAGGTCCTTGGTCAGTTCGATCTTGGCCCAATCGGTCGGGTGCAGCACAAAGCCGCTCGCCGGGTATTCGGCCAGAATGACCTGCAGAATCGCCAGGCGCAGACGATCGATGCCGGTCTCGTTGGCGACGCTGAAGGCCGGCGCAAATGCGGTGGCCTGGTTCAGGATGCCGTCAAGGTTCTGGCCCGCGCCGTCGCCGTTGAGGATCTGGCCCTCTTCAACGAATTTCAGCCCGTAAGTGCCGCGCGCGTTGATGTAGCTCGCAAGGCCGGGAGCGTCGTCGAGAATCTGTCGCGACGCCTTGAAGATATGCGCAATGGTACGCACCGGCGTGGTGAACAGATTGAATTGCAGGTCCGACTTCGGCTTTTGAGCGCCTTCCGCAACCGGGGCGGCGGCATTGGTGAAGCCGGTTTCCTTGACGAATTCGACGCTCGACGCCGAAGTGCGGCCCGGCGCGAGCAGGTCGCGGATGGTGAACTGGCGGTTCGGTGGGGCAACGATACCCGGAACGCGGGCACCCGGGACCAGAGACGTACCAGCCGAGCGACCAGCGCCAACAGTGGTGTTGCCCGAAGTGATGTCTGCGCGCTCCATGCCCACGCGGATCGAACCGCGCCAGCCACCGGAAACGTCGGTTGCCTTGAACTTCTCGGAACCGACAACAATGTCACCGATGTCGCGCGGACCCGCCGCAACGTCTTCGCGCTCACGCGCAGCGCGCTTCTCAAGCTCGCCAAGGCGCGTGGTGGCCTCGCCAAGCTCGTTGAGCGCCTTGTCGACCTTGCCAGTCAGTTCGGTGGAAACCTCGCCGGAAGCAGCAAGCTTCGCGGTGAAATCGGAGGCGAGGTTGCCAACGGTTTCCTTGATGGTGGCGAGGGACTCGCCCAGCTCGCCAATGCGCTCGACAAGCGTATTCGGATCGGCCATGAGCCAATCTCCTTTCGAAAAATGTTTGGATGGGCCGCCCGCAGGCGGCAAGGAACCGCGTCAGACGCGGAAGGATTTTGCTTCGGTCAGAAGCCTTTCGACCGCTGCCAAAGCGGCAGCCTCCGCATCGACATCAGGTTCCCCCTGATCCTTCTTGAGGTAGAGCCGAGCGGCCCGCTCTGCCTCTGCTCCGCTCAAGCCCATCAGTCCCCTGATGCCATGCTCAAACTCGCGTTTCGTAATCTGTTCGGCCAGCGTTTCTGCGGCCTCGCGCCTAGCCTGATTGGAGGCCTTGATGCGCCGAACGGCAGCTGGTTGCGTCTCTGCACCGAAACGCTCAAGGGTTTGCTCCAGCGTCGCGATGCGATCCACCATGCCGCGGTCCATCAGGGCTTCCGCAAAGAAGGTCCGTCCCTGCCCGTAGCCGTCCTCGACCTTGCCGACTGTCGTGCCGCGACCTTCAGCAACGGCCGCAACGAAGCGGCTATAAGACCGATTCACGCCATCCTGAATGTGCGCGAGCGTGTCCTTGCCGATTGGCTCGGTTTCATTGCCCTCGACCTTGTGTTTGCCGGCGCTGATGTAGGTGCGCTTGATGCCGCGCTTTTCCAACGCAACCGAAATGTCGTCGTGCGCTGTATAGACGCCGATGGAACCGGCTCGCCCGGAAGGCGTTACGACTATCTCGTCCGCAGACGCCGCAATCCAGTAGGCTGCGCTTGCAGCCAGCGAATTGACATGCGCAATGATCGGCTTCTCGCCGCCACGCAGGCTACGAATTTCGT